CTGAATCTGTGATTAAAGAGGCTGAAGCAAGAGTTGCTGATGAAGTGTCCCCGCCTCCTTGTAAAAGAAAGAGGCATCTAGAAAGTCCTTATTGACGAAAGTGAGAAAGTGTGAGAAAATGGCTCATTAATGATGGTGCGAGTTTTTCTCGTACTTCTTGCTCCGCCCAGGCATTGGTGTGTCTGGGCTGGAGACTTTCTTCAGGTTTCCCAGAATATGGCGAAGATTATGCGATGGATAAATAAAGATATTTATTGTTCAAAAGAACTATTTGAGCTTTAATAAAATATGAGAAGAGGATGAGCTGTGTATGGTTACTCCCGGGAAAGAGCGTCTATACACAGTTTATATGAAAATAACTTAACACGCGGAGCACCACAATGTTTAGATTATTACCGATTGTTTTTTTAGCAATTGTATGCACAGCTTGCGCAGCAGGATTGTCTGTCGAATATAAGGCGGACGGACATATTCTTTTTGTGGATCCCATAGAAGCTAAAAGTTAGGAAAGGTCATGCTTTCGTGGAGAATAGAGGAAAAAACCCTTGAGGAGCTGCGTAAATATGACAAAAATCCCAGAACACTTAGTGAAAAGGAACATAGGAGTCTTTCGGACTCCATTGATCGGTTCGGATTGGTTGATAAGCCCGTTCTTAATGCCGACAATACAATCATTGGGGGTCACCAGAGGATCGAGATTCTTGCATCTAGGGGAATCAAAAGACTCGACTGTTGGGTGCCCGATCGTTTACTCAATGAGAAGGAAGTCGAAGAGCTTAATATACGGCTTAATCGCAATAGTGGCTCTTTCGATTACGATGTCTTGGGTAATTTATTTGATGTCGGGGACCTCTTAACCTGGGGTTTTGATGAGGATGACTTGGGTCTCGGTAAAGCCGAAAAACCTAAGAAGGAGCCTAAACCGACAATTTCTCTAGAGTTTTCTACCAAAGAAACGATGCTAGAATATTTAACTAAATGTGAGGAAATCGCACAGCTATCCTGTGCAAAAATGAAGGTGAGAGGTTGACAAAACAAAGTCCAAATGCAAATCCGAAGTTTTATGACACCAAAAGAGAAGAGGTCAAAAAACTAGCTCGGTTAGGATGTACTACTAAGGAAATTGCAGCTTTTTTAGAAATTGCTGAAAAAACTGTTGAAAGAAATTTTAGAGAAGAGCTGGATTGGGGAAGATCTAATTTGCGCCAATCAATAAGAAAGGCACAGATTCAGACAGCTATTCAGGATAGAAACACCACTATGTTAATTTGGCTTGGGAAGAACTATTTGGGCCAAAGAGAGCCAAAAACAAACATAGTGCATTCTGGCGGAATAACAGTCGAAAAAGTAATGTTTGGGGACAATGACAAAAAAAGTTAGGATTCCTGATTTTACTCCAAGATATTATCAGCTCCCTTTCTTCGAAGCCATGGACAGTGGAAAGAAAAGAGCTGTGCTTGTATGGCACAGGCGTGCCGGAAAGGAGATTACTTGTTGGAATTACATGATACGCGAGTCTTGCTGTAGTCGTGTAGGTACTTATTGCTATTTCTTCCCCACTTCACGATTAGGTAGAAGAATTCTTTGGGATGGTGCTAATAAAGACGGAAAAAGGTTTGTTGATTATATACCAAAAGAACTTGTTGTCGGGCAGCCTAATTCTGTAGAGATGAAAATAGAGCTTATAAATGGGTCGGTTATTCAGATTATGGGTACTGATCAGATTATTAACGTTGGTATTAACCCTGTAGGTTGTGTTTTTTCAGAATTTTCCCTTCAAGATCCTAAGAGTTGGGACTTTGTGCGTCCTATTCTAAGAGAAAATGAGGGATGGGCTGTCTTCAATTTTACACCAAGAGGTCGAAATCACGCGTATGAAATGTACCTCATGGCAAAAGAAAATCCCGATTGGTTTTGCCGGAAGTTAACGATAGAAGACACTGGTGTTCTTACAGAAGAAGACATGGACGTAGAACGCCGCGAGGGAATGAGTGAAAATCTCATTCAACAGGAGTTTTACTGCAACTTCGATCAGGGAATAGAGGGGTCTTATTATGCAAAATATCTTAACAAAGCTGAGAAAGATGGCATGGTCTCAGTGGTTCCTTATGATCCATATACTCCAGTTGACACTTACTGGGATCTTGGTGTGTCAGACGCTACAGCAATCTTATTCGTTCAAAATGTTGGACAGGAAATTCACATCATTGATACATACACAGCAGAGGGAGAAGGGCTTGATCATTATTCTAGAGTCCTCGAACAAAAAGCAATGGAAGGACTTTGGCAATATGGAAGACACTGTGCTCCTCACGACATACAAGTCAGAGAATTAGGCCACGGGGCAAAAACGCGTCTTCAAATGGCTAGGGATCTTGGAATAAGTTTTGAAATAGCTCCGAAGCTATCCATTCAAGAAGGAATTGAAATGACTCGTGCTTTGTGGCACAGGTTGTGGATAGACAGTGAAAAAAATACTTTCTTTTTAAAGTGTGTAGAAAATTACCATAAAACCTATAATGAAAAAATGAATGTTTACTCTGATAAGCCTTGCCATGACTGGAGTTCCAACTTTTGCGACGCGCTTAGATACATGGCTATAATGCAAAATAAAGGCCGAATAGAAAAAATGACAGAAATTGAAGCAAATGAGCTTGAAAGACTTTATGCAAAAAGGTATTAATATACATAAGAAGTAAGCTGCACCACGGTAAACCTCGGGTTTCCAGGCTTTAAACCTCTGCACCACAGGACTTTTCATTAAACACGGAACTTTGTTAAAAAATTGAAATGTAAAGCGGCTTTACACTAGGCCGCGGCGTAGGACTGATCATCCTTGCTGTGCTACAACACGGGCGTCGCCTCCTTTCTTTTGTAGAAGAAAGAATCTATAAGAAGGAGTGTGATGGGTTATAATACCGACCTGGGGATCATAAGCACGTTCGATGAATATTACAAGGAGGCCTTCTCGGCATGGGACTCATTTTTCCCGGAAGCTGATAAGGATCTCCGTTATTATCTTGGCGATCAGTGGGACGCGAAGGAAAAGCGTGACCTAGCTGCCGAAGGAAGGAACGCGTTTGTATTCAACAGAATAAGACCTGTTATCAATATGATAACTGGGTATCAAAGACAGCACAGATTATCTTCTATGGTTACGGCCGTAGAAAACTCCGATCAAAAAACTGCCGATCAGCTTGGAAAATGTCTCGCCCATGTAATGAATTTTAACGACGGGTATAGGACTATTAGTGATTGTTTTTCGGGAGCTGTTAAAACCGGATGGAATTTAGCCTCTGTTTGGGTTGATTATAGAGATGATCTGATAAATGGAGATATTCGCTTTGGTAGAGAGCCGTGGAATGGCTTCATTCTTGATCCTTATTTTACAAAACTAGATTTTTCAGATTGTTCTTATATTCTAAGACGTAAGTATTTGAGTGTAGATTTAGTCGTATCTCTTTTGCCAGGAAAGGAAAAGGAACTTCGCGATATACATAAGATTGGTTGGGAGCGCGATGATAAATTTAGCTGGCTTCCTTATCAAAGACAGGCAAATGGCCAAGATTTGATGGCTTATAATGAGTTTTACACGCAGGGCTGGGAGAACCAGAAAGTTCTAGTAGATATGGAAACCGGGGCTTCTCGGGATTGGGATGGTGATGATGAATTATTCAGCCGTTTAAAGGGAATAAATCCGGCCTTTGAACTTTCTAACCGCCAGAAAAAATATATTGAGATGCATGTAATTGTTAATGATACTTTGATGAGTACGGAAAGAAATCCTTACGGTCTTGATCAGTATCCTTTTGTACCTTTTGTATCTGTTTGGGAGCCGGAGAGTGATGAGTGGGGTCTTAAGCTTCAATCTTTAATTCGTTGTATGAGGGATCCACAAAGAGAGGCAAACCGTAGACGTAGTCAAATGATCGACCTCCTAGATTCTCAGATTAATTCCGGATGGCTTGCTACGGAAGGATCTGTTGTAAACCCAAGAAGTTTGTTCCAAGCCTCACAAGGAAAAGTTGTTTGGAGAAATAAAGATGCTGTGCCTGGTGCTATTGAAAAAATTCAGCCAGCTCAAATACCTCCATCAATGTTCCAACTACAACAACAATTTGACGCAGATATTAAAGAAATAGCAGGAGTTAATGATGCAGCCTTTGGTGTTATGGAGTCAGGAAATGAAAGCGGGGTTCTTACTATGTTACGACAGGGAGCCGCACTCACTAATCTTCAAGACGTCTTCGATAACTTACGCTATTCACAAAAACACATGTCTATGCTGGCACTTAAATTAGTACAACAATGGTCTCCTGAGAAAATTCAAAGACTAATTGATGATCAGCCTACACAGGAGTTCTATGATAAGAGCTTTACAAAATACGATTGTGTTGTTCAAGAAGGTGTTCTTACAGATACACAAAGACAGGTTTTCTTCCGTCAGCTTTTGGACCTCAAGGAGCTAGGAGAACCTATTCCACCGCTTCTTTTGGCAAAGGCCGCTCCAATACAAGGGAAATCAGAATACTACGAAGAGATGGAGGCTTTCCAAAAGCAGCAAGCAGAAGCCCAACAGAAACAGGAAGCTATTCAACAAGAACTTCTACAGGCACAAAAAGATCTTGCTACCTCTCAATCTCTACAACAAGTAGCTGGCGCAAAAGAAAGATTTACAAGGTCGGTCGCAAATTTAGGTTTAGAAGACGAAAGAAGTTCCGAAGC